CAAATTCTTGACCTGAGTTAAGAAGAAACGAGGATCTAACTCAGCTACTTCTTCTACCTTACCAGCACGACAAAGGGACAAAACCTTACTCCACTTCTCTTTAGTAGCTTGTGCACCAGTACAAGGACGCTCACCAAATACACTAAAAAAAGGGTTACGCACATTCCCCTTCTTCTCACAAGTACCCTCACAATACTCCACATTCTCTGCTACAGTACCGTTAGATGCAAAGTAGGCTATCTCAGGAACTGCCTTCACCAAAGCCGTCTTACGACGCTTCGAATCAAACGCGATAAACATCTGCAAATGACGCGTGCCAGTAGTAGGAGCTTTCTCCTTCCCCGCACACATAAATGCAACACCGATGTTCTTGCTCATAAATCTATCGACAATATTAGCACACACATAATCGCTAAAACCTTCCTCCGTCAGGTCATCCCACTCAATTGGATAATTGTTCCAAGTACAAGTCCAATGCTTCGTGAGAGGGCCCTGTGAACCACCCCGAACGGGGGGTGCAGCAGAGCCCACATCATCAGGCAGAGCATGAGGGGTGGCCGCACGAGCTTGCGCAACACGCGTCACCTTAGCTACCTTAGCAGGTCGCTTGGGCTTCGCCACAACTACTTCGACAACATCACTATCACTATCACTATCACATACAATCTTACGCTTGTTAGCAGAGACAACCTTACGGGGAGCACGAGGTGCAGAAGGGGGAGAACAACTAACAGGTGACAATCTACTAGCTACAGACAATCTTGTACCACCGACGAACAAAGACAAACTACCTCCGTCTTCTTCACGCTGGCGGTTCAAGAGAGAAGTTACGCTGTGCTGGGAGTCATCGTCAACATCCTCGCGGACAAACTCAACGTCTGACTCAGTAGGTAACTCATCGTCGCTACGCTCCTCGTCAGGGTCACACACGTCACCACGTGGTTCAGGTGAGGGAGTAGGATCCCAGTTAAACGACATTTCGTAAAGAACGAAATCGGGTTCAAAAAAAAGGGCTCAGGGCTTCGCAGCAAGTAGCTATAGCCAATAAGATACCTTTTTTTTAATTTTTTTTCGCCTAGGGTACTGAACCCAAGTTCCACTTCTGGGTCAAAAAAAAATCCCAGTCGGCTAACGCCGGAGTAAAAAACTCAAGAGCATGTATGAAAAACTCGGGAGGGGTTCGGCGTAAACGCCGGAGCCGGAGTCTCAGGAGTTAAAAAACTCAAAAACTCCGGAGGGGTTCGAGAGGCACCTCCGGTGCCAACAACCCCTCAGGCGCCGGGGGGCTGGAGGCCTCCGGGCCGGCGGGCCAAGTCCAGATCTTTAGATCACTGCCCTGGGGTAATATCGGACCCAGGGCAAGGATCTAGGAGGGCTCCGGAGCCAAAAAAAAATTTTTGGCTACAAATCCCCCCTATACATTGCTCATAATTTTACGACATGACTATCGTGGAAACGACCTCTCTCGTGGTCATTATTCTTACCTTTATATCTGGAATTGTTACACATTATAAAATACTTAACTGCCACAGCATATGCTGCGACAGTGAGTGCGCAAAGCCAAAGTCTGCACCTCCAACACCCGCTACGCGAGTGCCAACACTCGTAGACAATCTAAACGAATACCAATTATAAAATGGCAGGAATGCCAATACTGCCTCCTATGCCTATTGCTATACAAAAAGTACTAACACTAGAAGAAATAGCAATAAGAAAGGAAGCAGCAGCGCGTAAAGCAAAAGTTGAAGCGCAAGTCGCATACAACAAACTATCACGCGGACAAAAAATGACTCTAATAGCAGGTGCACCTGCTACTGTGTCTATGTACAAACCAATCGAACTACTGTCAATACAAAAGAAAGAAGAGCCTACAAAAAAGAAAAACATACCAATCGCAAAGCGATACGAACACGCACCTATGACTTATCTTGAAAAGAAAAGAGCACGCGAACGTGCAGAAAACCTTCGCAACTACCGCGCTACACACGGACAAAGCAAAGGAAGTTTACCAAATACAAGATAAGGCGCTACGCACCTAAAGGTTTTATCTATTGTAGGCTACGCGTAACGTTCGAACTGAGGTATGGTTAATAACATGAAATAGTAGATCAATAGATCAACAAATAGATCACCAGTTCCTAGTCAGCACGTTTTTAAAAAACGTGGTACCGGAACCAAATAAAAATTGTTCATAATTCGACATTAACATGTCTTCTAAACGTCGTCGTACTGACGGTGCTAGCAACCCTCGCATGCGAGGTGCTGCAATTGGTGCTCGCTACGCAAGCAAATTCCCTTACGCATCCTATGGTACACAACGCTTCGCTAAAGGTTCTATGCTCGCGCAAGCCGGTGCCAGCTATCGTGAAGCTAACGCTGAACAACGTGCTTGGCGTCGTGCTAATAACTACTACGGTGTTGGGGGTTTCTTTGGCGACCTATGGTCTGGTGCAAAAAAAGTCGGTGGACGACTTATCAAAGCACACGGTGCTAAAGCACTCGGTGCCCTTGGTGGTGCATTCGGGGGACCCGGTGGAGCAGCTGCGGGCGCAGCAGCAGGACGTGCGCTGGGTCTTGGCAGATACAACATGGGTGGTGTAGGTTCCTACGGTGAAATTGGAAACAATGCTATTGTGCATGGTGGTGGCGGTGACTCTATGTCAGTAGCCAACGTTAACCCTTCCATGAACGATGATTCAGGTGATGTAATCTTATCGCATTCCGAATTCATTGGCAACGTAGTCGCTTCCGCTATTATACCTGCAGGTACTTCGCAAGTAACGGTGATGTCTACATTCCAAAATAGCGTATACGCTATCAATCCCGGGTTACAAGGTACCTTTCCCTTCCTATGCCAACTAGCACAAAACTTTACCATGTACAGGTTAGAAGGAGCCATATTCCAATACAAACCAACAAGTGGTGAAGGAGGTGGCTCTACCAACCAACTGGGAAAGATTATAATGGCAACAGACTATGATCCTATGGCTCTACCATTCATCAACTCTGTGCAAATGGAAAACTACCAATACTCGCAATCCACTAAGCCAAGCTTAGCTGCTCGACACGGTGTAGAATGTGCACCATCACAAGGCGTTACCGACATGAAATATGTGCGAACTGGAACAAGCAACCGCGACAAATCATTCACTGATTACGGTCTATTCCAATTGGCCACCGAAGGTATTCCTATCACGGGCACACAAACGGCTGGTGCCTCATCTACTATCACCAGTAACGTAGGTGAACTCTGGATATCGTACAAAGTACGATTATCACGAGCAAACTTATACTCCTCTCTACTGGGATACAACATTCGAAATGACATCTATGACTTCGAATGTCCGGTTGTTGCATTTAACACAAGCTTCAATGGAACGCTTATTAACAGCCCCGCACTTAACAATATCGGTTGCTCCGTTAGATTCCGAAGTGGGGCTGCATTAAATGCATTCCCCGATTCCTTTACCATCGAATGGCCTGTGTCGCAAATACTTGGAGTGTACAAAATCACTATAGTTTGCTCCACTACTAACGCTGAATCAGGAAGTACCGTAGCATGGGTACCTTCAGCGTCAACAGACGGCATTTGGTCAAGCACAGACGCAACAAAATGGGGATGTCCATTTACTGCTACGAGGACTCTAGATTTCCCTATACAAAAACCCGGTGTAAACCTAACAACCGGAGCACCAGTTCCAAACCCTCCCATTGCTAACGCAACACAAGCTAACCGGCTAATGTACTACGCTACAGAAGTAGTAGACGGCTCAACACCAGCACAATCCATGATGTCAACTTATTTCGCCATCAACTCGCCGACTACCACTGTTGCACAACTAATGTTTCAAGCCGTAGCTATGAGCACACAAGGTGCAGTAGTAGGTTTCCTTAGCGGATTTTTCGCTACAACGTCAACTTGGAGAATTTTTATTGAACAAGTCAATGCAGAAATCTCTAACTAAAGGCCAATACCTCGTGCAGCAGCATCCCCTAAACTCTTAGCTAACACATTCGCTTCACTAAAACAATCGATAGGACGGTCTTTCCAAGACACACCATCGTTCCACTCAAACACCCTAAACCTATTCATAATAGGCCCATATATCTCCACTCCCATGTTCCCAAATAAATCATCTATACTATAATTACTGGTCACAATAAAATGACGGAGATGTACTTGAACTGTCCCATAGAGTATCCGTCCAGAAAAAGGGAGGTGGTCGCACCAATTCTTGAGCGCGGGGCCTAAGCTCTTCGCGTCGTCGCGCGAGAAGTCGTCTAACAAGGCGGTCTCCTGAAACTCGTAATCGTTCCAAAGAAGATCGTGAGCCTTCTGGTATATCGTGGGCCATTGCCGTCGCACCGCAGACGTCTTGCCAGCACCACTCACTCGAGACCATATCCATATCCCGGTGTGAGCAACTGGGTTGACAAAGGCCGGACGTGCATTGCAGTAACGACGAGCCACGTACTCCAAATTCTTGACCTGAGTTAAGAAGAAACGAGGATCTAACTCAGCTACTTCTTCTACCTTACCAGCACGACAAAGGGACAAAACCTTACTCCACTTCTCTTTAGTAGCTTGTGCACCAGTA